GTGTAGTATATAAGAGTGCTACACACAAACAGGCACAAGAGCAACATTGGTTGTTCTAACATAGGCATAACATATAGGAGAAAAGGCACTATGGCATCATTAGCAGAAATTCGAGCAAAGCTCAAAGAACAAGAAGCCGGCGCAGGCGGCAACCGTACATCAGGCGGTGACAATGCGATTTACCCATTTTGGAACATGAAAGAAGGCGAACAGGCAACTATTCGTTTCTTGCCAGATGGCAATCAAGACAATACTTTCTTTTGGAAAGAACGTTTGATGATCAAACTTCCTTTTGCAGGAGTTAAAGGCGAAACAGATTCACGCCCTGTACAAGTACAAGTTCCGTGTATGGAAATGTACGGAGAGTCATGTCCAATCCTACAAGAAGTACGTGGTTGGTTTAAAGACGAAAGTCTTGCAGACATGGGTCGTAAGTACTGGAAAAAGCGTAGCTATATTTTCCAAGGTTTTGTAACTGACGATCCACTTAACGACGAGTCTCCAGAAAATCCAATCCGACGCTTTATTATCGGTCCACAAATCTTCCAACTTATTAAAGCAGCACTAATGGATCCAGATATGGAAGAACTGCCAACAGATTATACTGCTGGCGTTGACTTCCGTCTATCAAAAGGTTCCAAGGGTGGTTATGCCGATTATGGTGCAAGTAACTGGGCACGTAGAGATCGTCCACTAGGTGATGCAGAGATGGCAGCTGTAAATACACATGGCTTGTTTAATCTTAATGATTTCCTTCCTAAAAAACCAGACGAAGCTGGTGTTAAGATTTTGACAGAAATGTTTGAAGCGTCAGTAGACGGTGAAGCATATGATGCAGATCGTTGGAGCAACTATTTCCGTCCAAGCGGAATGGCTGCACGTACAGGCGATCCGCAAAAAGCGGCCAGCCCACAAGCAACTGCTACAAGTCAAAGTGCTCCAGTAGCACCTGCACCTGCACCAGTAGCTGAAACTACAACTGATACTGGATGGCAAGAACCTACTACACCACCAGCAGCAGAACCAGCAGCAGAACCAGCAGCAGGCGGAGCGCAAGACATCCTTGCAATGATCCGTTCACGTCAAGGTTAATAGCAAATAAAAAGGGTTGCTTTATTACATAGCAACCCTTTTACTTCATTCATTTAATAGGAGATATACATGGCAACTAAGTCATTCGATCCAACGAAGTTTCGTAACTCGTTGACAAAAAGTATTAAAGGCATGAGTGCTGGTTTTAACGATCCAACTGATTGGATTAGTACTGGCAACTATGCACTAAACTATCTACTAAGTGGAGACTTCCGTAAAGGTATTCCTCTTGGTAAAGTAAGTGTATTTGCAGGCGAAAGTGGCGCTGGCAAATCATATATTGTAAGTGGCAACATTGTTAAGTACGCACAAGAGCAAGATATTTTTGTTGTGCTTATTGACACTGAGAATGCACTAGACGAAGCATGGCTACAAGCACTAGGTGTAGATACATCACCTGAAAAGATTCTAAAACTCAATATGGCAATGATTGACGATGTAGGTAAAACTGTAAGTACGTTTATGACAGACCTAAAAGACATGCCTGAAGAAGAACGTCCAAAGGTATTGTTTGTGGTTGATTCGCTTGGTATGCTTATGTCACCAACTGAAGTTAGTCAGTTTGAAGCAGGTGATATGAAAGGCGATTTTGGTCGTAAAGCAAAGGCACTAAAAGCACTTGTTACAAACTGTGTAAACATGTTTGGTAGTTACAATGTAGGTATGTGTGTTACTAACCATACATATGCATCACAGGATATGTTCGACCCAGATGATAAAATCTCAGGTGGTTCGGGCTTTGTGTATGCAAGTTCGATGGTTGTTGCTATGAAGAAACTTAAACTTAAAGTAGATGCAGACGGCAACAAAACATCACAAGTGCATGGTATTAGAGCAGCGTGTAAAGTAATGAAAACACGTTACAACAAACCGTTTGAAGGTGTACAAGTTGAGATTCCTTATTCAACAGGCATGGATCCTTACAGTGGATTATTTGATATGTTTGAAACCAAAGGCTTGTTAGAAAAAGTAGGCAATCGTTACAAGTACATTACTAGTGAAGGTGACGAAATCCTCGAGTTCCGCAAGCGTTGGACAGGCGAACTGCTTGAACGTGTTATTGAAGATCTTCCTGCAAAAGAAGAACAAATGCTAAATATCGCGAAAGCAGAAGAAGAAGCAGCAAAGGCAGCCGAGGATGCTGCACTAGATGCTGAGGAAATAACAGAAGAATATATTGAGGAATAATAATGAACGAAGAAATAGCAGCCGATTTATGGAACTTGTTTAAAGAATTTTTGGATAAAAAACATGTTGAACTAGCAGCAGAACGTTATGTTGACATGTTGGCTGACTATGGAATGTCTGAAATCCAGTTACAAGATATGATGGGGAATAGCAAAAGACTTGATGCTGCTATTCAATATTATCTAGAATTAGATCAAGATGAAGATTCTGATGAAGACGAGTGGGATGACTAATGGGATGGTATAGTCGAGTTAGTCGAGACATATCTGAAATACCAGCAGCAATACAACACTTTGAGAACGAGTTGGTAACAGCTCGTTCTGAAGTAAAGTTAAAAGGCAGTATTGAAAAAGCTGCTGCTGAGATGCCAGGCATTGTTGAATATCGCTTTAATCAACTACAAGAAGTTGAAGCTATACTCGAATTCCTTAATATTGAACTACGCAAACTGCGTAGTTCTTTTTTTAGAAAATATCTAGAAAACTATCAGCGAGCATTGTCAAGTCGCGATGTTGAAAAGTATGTTGACGGCGAAGCTGACGTATGCGACTATGAAAAGATTATTAATGAGTTTGCATTAATACGCAACAAATGGTTGGGTGTTCTAAAAGCACTTGATCAAAAACAATGGCAGATAACTAATATTGTAAAGTTAAGAGTTGTAGGCATGGAAGATGCATCATTATAAGGAACATCATGGCATTTAGTAAAGAATATTTAGAACAACTAACAGCACTACATAACAGATCGAAATTTGGAAGTGGCAATGATATTCCGTATGTTGTTTCTCAAATTTTAGAAAATAAGGATATTACGAGTATATTAGACTTTGGTTCTGGCAAAGGTTATACCTCACAAGCAATTACTACACAGTTTCCTAATATAAAAGTGTATACATATGATCCAGTTACAAGTCCAATCGATTTACCAGAATCAGTTGATATGATTTACAGTAGCGATGTATTAGAACATGTTGAACCAGAATTAATTGACAAAACGCTAGTCGATCTTTTTAATCGAGCATCAAAATACCAGTATCATTTAATTGCGTGTCATCCAGCAAAGAAATTTTTAAATGACGGTCGTAACGCACATCTAATTATCGAAACTCCTAAGTGGTGGAAGAAAAAGTTAAAAACATTTGGCTGGACTGTAGAATACGAAGAAATCTCAGAACGATATATTGAACGACTCGATATTAATGTTATAAAATATATTACAGTATTAAAAAAATGAAACAAGTGTACGAATATTGGATGCCTGATACTGATGAACATTTTGAACGTTTGATTGCAAAACGTATAAAAAACGGTGGCCCTGCAGAGTATCAAGACGATGTTAGAAATGCTGCATACAAGTATGTTACAGATTTTGGTATTGCTGTAGACGTTGGAGCCAATGTTGGATTATGGGCAAAACCACTTACTGAAAAATTTAAACATGTAATAGCATTTGAACCTCTTGAGCAAGTGTATAGTTGTTTAGAAAGTAATGTACAAAACCTAAACGTAGAAATACACAAATATGCATTAGGTAATGTAAATGACAATGTTGAAATGATTTATGATAGTGAAAATACCGGTGGCAGTTTTGTTAGTAAAGTCGGCACCGGCAATATTGTTATCAAACGCATGGATGATTTAGATTTACCAAAGTTTGGATTATTAAAAATTGATTGCGAAAGACATGAGCTTGAAGTATTAAAAGGCGCAATAGACACAATATTAAAATATAAACCTATTATTGTATGCGAACAACAAGCTGACACCAATGAATGTGCTGGCATGTATTTAAAATCATTTGGTGCTCGCGAAATAACAAATGTAAGAAAAGACTACATCTTTGGATGGTAATATGAAAATAACAATAGTTACAACATTTGGCGATCAGCATTATAACATGTATGCCAAAAACTTTATG